GACTATCGACATTGACCAGATCGGCTCTGGAGTTGCTGGATCTGACGCCGTCGTAGAGGTTCGAGCTGTGCAGTACGGGACGCCGCTCGAGCGGTTCCTGAACTATTCGGACGGTTAGGAGTTGAAATGCGAAAGGCTGTCTTCGGATCACTGCTGACCCTGGCGCTCGTGGCGGCCCTCGCCACGGCGCAGAGCGGCGCCACGCTTCCGTCCGGATCGAACACACTCAAGGCGCTTCACTTCCGGGGCTATCCCGCCCTCGGAATCTACTCTCCTTCCGCCGGAGTCATGTTCTTCGGGGACGCCACGAGCGGGATGACTTGCACGAATGGGTCGGGTTGCACCCTGACCGGAACGGTAACGAGTGGTGCCCTGGCGGTGGACCGCGCCGATCTGGTCGAGGACGTGCTCCAGAGCTACGGGATTCCCATTTCCGAACTGCTACAGACGACGGGGATTCCTCTTCCGTCCACGGAGACGGCCGGAAACTTCGATGTGACCCTCGGGACGAACACTCTGGTGGCGAACGGGGAAGTGACCGACAACGAGACCGAAGTCAGCCTCGTGTACTTCCAGATCGTTCTCCCTCCCGAGTACGTCTCCGCGGGGGACGTAACGATCCGCCTTCCGGTGGCCTTGATCGCGACGGGGGCTGCCGTCGATAACGGTTCGACTATCGACGTCTCCGTTTACGAGCAGGCGTCCGGCGCTGTCGGAACCGACCTCGTGACAACGACTGCGGCTTCATTCGTCGCGCTCGACACTTGGTACAACAAGGATTTCGTCGTCACGGCCGCGGGCCTGGTCGCCGGAGACATCCTCAACGTCAAGGTCACGGCGAGTGTCATCGATTCGGAGGCGGGAGCTGGGACAATTGTCCTGAATCTCGACCCTCCGAGAGTTCTCATGGACATCAAGGGATGAGATGCCGGTACAGGTTGACACGCCGATCAACACGGGAACTCTGAGCCAATGGGGCCTCTGGGGATCTGCCCCGAGCAAGGTCGCCGCAGTCGCCACGAACGACGGGGACACGTCCATCGTCTATGCGTCGTCCGGTGGAAGGCTCGTTCAGGACGACTACATCTTCTCCGAGATCCTGGGTGTCACCGATCCGGTGAACTCGGCCTCTCTGACGGCCATCTCGAGGCGCTACCTCAAGGGAGTCGGCGGGAGATCGTACTGGATTCGTTGGAACAGAACTCGGGTCGGAACCAACCGCCAGGCGGAAGTGGGGGAGGCGAGCTACGTCACCATAACGTACAACGCCGCCGGAGGAACGCTCGCTTTGGCTGCAGTCAACGGTCAGCACGGGATGGAGTTCTCCGCCGCGGGCGGGCCGTCCCAAAAAGCCGAGTATTGGGTGACTCACCTGTATCGGACGGTGGATTTCACCTATTCCGCGGGCTCAGCGGACGCTTTCGCGTACAACCTGGGCTCCCTGGCAGCTCTCATCGGCGGGAACCTGCTGCTGCAGCATATGCCGGGGATTTCGGGGCTCCTGGGACGCATTCGGCTCCGCCCGGACGAGTACGAGCCCGCCTTGAGGGCCTGGAACGCCCAAAAGCACATGGTGATGGCCTAGATGGCACTCCGGAGCACCGATCTAGCGATTCTGAGCGCCCGGTTCGGCGTGGCGCGTTTCGGGGCCTCGAGATTCGGGTTCTGCCCGGACAACGTCGAAGGAGTCGGCGCCGACGAGCCCGGGGAGTACGCCTGGAAGGAAGACAAGCCTCCGGAGACGCTTTGGACTCTCCAGACGCTCTTTTCCTTCTGCGGATCTCGTCCGACGTGCGACTTCGATGCTGATCTCTATACTGTCGGCATCGGAGGGCCGGTTCAGTTCACTGACACGTCCACGCCAGCGGAACTCATCAGCTTCTGGTACTGGACGTTCGGTGACGGCGAAGTGTCCTACGAACAGCATCCGACCCACTCCTACGCTGCTTCAGGGGAGTACACGGTCACTCTTTACGTCGCTGGAATCAGGGGCTCGTCCTCCTGCACGGACGAAATCGAAGTGGTCCCCGGTCCGACAGCTGGATTCTTGTACGAAGATCCGGCGGCGTTCGGAACCAGCTTCACCGATACGTCTACGGGCGGAGTCGGAGGCGGAACCATCGACACATGGTTCTGGCAGTTCGGGGATGGATCGACTTCTTCCGAGCAGAACCCTGACTACAACTGGGGTGAGACGGGGGCTTTCACCGTGACTCTGAAGGTCACAGACGACCTTGGCGCGAGTGACGAATACTCGGAAGTGGTGAACGTGTAATGTCTCAACTTAGCGACATTCAGGGCGATCTGGGACAGTGGCTCCAGGACACCGTCAACGTGCAGTGGCCTGCGGACCGTACCCGTCGCGCCATCAACCTCGCGCTCAGGGAGACGGAGAAGCACATCCTCGCCGTGGACCCCGAAGCGTTCAAGTGCACATACACCGCCGCGACGGTGGTTCCTTCGACGGGGAAGGACAATCTCTACACCTACCCTGCGGGGACGTTCGCTGTCCATGAGATCGCCCTCTCTTCGGACGGAGTTGCCTACGTTCCCCTGGAGAGGCTGTCCCTCAGAGTCATCCGGGACAAGAGGGCGGGAGACCAGGCGGCCGGCCCGGGGTTCGTTCCCTACGACACGCGGCACTTCATCCTCTGGCCGTCGGCCTCGACTGCTGTTACGTCGGCTCTCCGGATCATCGTGGCTCCGACTCTCGTCATGGCCGACGCGACCGACGAGAACCCCGTCCCTCCTGCGTTCGAGATGCTGATGATGAAGGAGGCACAGAAAATCTGCCTCTACGACGTGGGCGAGCCCACGGACGATATCCAGAAGGAGATCAACGCGATCAAGAGCGAGACTCCTCGGTTCTACCTGACTACGACGGCGCCGAGCTTCATTGTGCCGCTACAGAACCGTGAGTATTAATGTCTCGCCCCTTCATCTTCTCCGTCCGGGACCTCACCGGGGGACTCAACGAGTCTTCGGCGGAGAAGATCGCGGACAACGAGTTCGCGCAACTGGACAACTGGTTTGTCAACGGCCCCTCCGTTTTTCAGCGTCCCGGATACGCCCTTCTTGGCGGAGCGCATAGCGAAGAGATTCTCTCTGTCGCGCTCTACGACCCAGACCAGACGGTGTCTGACGACGAGCTCGTGATTCTGGGTTGCCGCTCGACTCTGGCGAAGCTCGACGGGACCGCCATCAGCCTCCTGACTGTCGCTGACGGCCGGGTGTACCCGGACAACGCGAATCGTTGGTGGTTCATCCAGTACAACGACGAGATGTTCGGGTGCCAGAAGAACAACGGAGGAGTCAAGCGCATCTTCGGCTCGTCAGCCATGGAGGCCGGAATCGACGCGCCGTCGGTGGAGCCTACGGTCATCGACGGCGGTCCCGGAAAGAAACTTCAGGGAAAGTACCGCCTGGTGTACCGGTACTTCGTCACCCAGACAGGGGCGCGGTCGAATTGGTCTCCGCTCAGCAAGGAACTGGAGATCCTCGAGAACCGCGCCCTCTCCATGTCCGACATCGGAACTAGCAGCAACCCGCAGGTGAACGCCCGTCAGATCGGCGCCACGCAGCCTGACGGGGCAGTCATCTACCTCGTGGGGCAGATCGACGACAACGTCACGACGACGTTCCGGGAGAACGCTCTCAGCCCTGACGAGTACGGCGAAGCGGACGTGGACGTGCTCGGCAACCCCATCACGGACACGCGCCATGGACTCCCCCCGGATCAGGCGTGGGCCCTGGAGCTCCACAAGGAGCGTCTGTTCGTCCTGGGCAAGCTGGGCCTGTACTGGTCCGAAGCGGGCCGTATGCAGTCGTTCAAGGGCACCTCGTTCCTTCCCGTGAACAGAGGAACGGGGGTCATCCACTGGGAAGAGCACGGACTCGTCATCACGACGGAGAAGAACGCTCAGATTCTCCTTGGAGACACCCCCAGCGACTGGAGAACGGACACGGGGAACCTCTCGAGGGAGCACGGTTGCCCCGCGGGGAAGTCGCTCGCTATTGGGGACGGGATTCTGTTCTGGTACACCGGAG